TTAAAAGAAGTTGATCATTCTTGTCTTATGTTGGTACGTCAATCGTGCAGTCGATTATCACTTGGTTCATACCCAGAGTGTCATCATAGGTGTTGTAGAGCCACATGCAATCTACTTTGGCTACAAAGAAACCGCTAGTGGCTGGATTGCCAAACGTGCCTGAGTAACCATGCAAGGATTGTAGTATTTCATTTGACAAATTGAAAGCATCATCCATTGTTTTGCCAAAGCATGAAACTTGGAATATTGGTCGATCTATGCCTTTGTTGCTTTGCGTTTGTCCTGTATAGACTTCTTGGTGAATGTTGCGCAACTGCCACGTAAGAAACTGATTCTGCGTTGCCCAATTTCTATTGAAGTTGGCATATACGGGCACAGGGTCGACCACATCCGAAAGTTGCCATTGAATGCACTCTGCGTATAGGATAGGATTTTGTTGCGTACTCATACGGGCGTATCAGGGTCGTTGCGATAGCAAAGCAAATTAACAGTCAGACGATCATTTGATTCGCGTATGTCCGTTATACGCCAATCAAAACCACGCCATGTAATACTGTATAAGTTTTGATTGTCTACCATTGTTTTGGTATTGGGCGTGTAGTTTAAAGTTAGCCCAACAAGATCAGAGTAAACCCTATATTTTTCCGAAATGCGCACGCTATTGGAAACATCTGCAACAAGTGCGCGAGTATCAAACCACTTTGTAATAGTAGTTGTATATTCGCCAATAGTATTTACGCTATTGGTCACGTTGTTTACAACGATATTTTCATAGCGTCTAATGCCCATGCTACATCACCAATGGCTTGTATGGACGAAGCAAGGCATGGACGCCAAATGGAATTTCTGCTTTCATGGCGATTGAGTCGCCAACTGTTGAACGTGTGTTGTACAGATGCGTTAACAACATTAATCCCGCTTGCTTTACCACGGGGTAAGTTGCAAGTGGGTTGGCGTTTTGCGTATACGTTACAACGATTGGGTTTGCAACTTGTTGGCTTAATTCATTTAACGCAACATTCAAGATAACGCGACTGCCTGTCGGGTCATATGAATAGTCCGTTGAACTTATTGTTATTGGCGTTGTGTTTGAACTGCCGTAGTAACGCACATTGTTAATTGTTACTGCTGGATAGCCTGTAATGTTTACGCCTGTTTCTGGCAAATCTAAATACAACGTTGTGTCATACATGCCAAAGTTTGCATAGTAGACATTCCATTGCGTAGAGAAAATTGCCATTCCAAGAATGTCCTCAATCGTCATGCGTACTGCAAGTTCAAGCGAGGACAAATATGTGTCCTGACTTTCATCACCAAACAAGTTTAATTGTTGTGTGATTTCTTCAAGCGTTAACCATGGCGTTGCAACATCACGCGAAATTTGTTCAAACCTTGCGTAGTTGTACGGATTTCTACCATTCGAATAGAACGGGGCTAAAGTTTGATTTTCTACTGGCATTCTTATGTGCCTTAGTCAACGCCACGCACGCCAGCAAATGGGTCGCGTACAGTGCTTACCATTCTTTTTTCGCACCACATAGTGATAAATCCTGGACTTGTCTGATCAAAAGTTTGAATTGACATTTCTTCTACATCTGCAATTTGCAAGAAGCGATTCCAGTTTGCTAAATAAACTGGATATAGGTCATCCAAGTATGGATTGATTACTACTGGTGCTCCAAAGATTGAACCTACTGCACCGCCATCATTTTTTTCACCTAGTTCTAAAAACTTAGGCAAACCTTGCTCATCAGCCAAATTACGGAGACCTTTAATAAATTTTGGTGTCATGTGCCATGCAGTTGTTGGTTGTCCCCAATATTGCGCTGGCAATGCATCAGCCAAATCAACTATTTGTGCATACGTTGGCGTACTTGAATTAACAGATATTTCAACCATGGTATGTATACCATCCGTCATTTGCGTACCAGAATCTCCAAATGATGCATCTGTACTGTCGCCAAGATACATAGCCAAACCGCGCAAGCCAGAAGTTGCGCCAGTTGTTGTAGTGCCAGAACCCGCTTGGTCATTATTTAGCGCCATTGAATAGGCTTCTGCTTGTGAGAATTCTAAAGTTAGGTCTTGCATTAGTTCTTCTTGCAAGCCATTAATATCATCAAGTGCGGCAATGCGAATAGGCAACTGCGCTGATAAAACACGAGTAGGCAATACCCATGTGTTTGTAGCCGTATCAGGCGTACCAGTGTTTGGTGTAAATGTATATCCCCACGGGTCTGATTGTGTCAACGCGTTACCAACTTTGGCAACAAATTGAACCGAGGACATATTAGGTGTTTTGATTTGTAATGCACCCATTCGAAAAGGGTTTGCAAAACGTAGAGCGGCAAACGCATCGTCAAAATATGTGCGACCACCAATTCCCGCGCCTGAACCAGTCAGGGTAGATGCTTCACGTAGATCAACTGTGACCTTACGATTTTCTTGTAGCGATTGCTTGATGCCGTCAATAATTTTTTGCGTTGCACTCATTTTGATTCCTTAATAAAACAAAGAAGGGGAGGGTTTTATTCCTCCCCTTTTTATTACGCTACATCGTAACCAGTTGCGGTAGAGCGATAACGGATGATTGAGAAAGGATCAACAACAGAAGTTGCCAAACGCTTTTCGCCATAGAACGTTATAAATCCGGGAGCCGTTTGTTCGTATCTACGAAGAATCATAGACAAGCGATCAACGATTGTGTGTCCGCGATTCCAATCACCAAAATACATTGGATACAAATTAGTAGAACCACCACCACCAACGCTAATTGGGCTATTCAAATAAGTGTTGACTATTACATCAAAGCCTAAAAGTTTACCAACGATGCCGTCATAGATTAACGGAGACATACGCTCAAATACAGGAGTACCGTTGTCATCACGCAAACCACGAATGCCAGCAAGCATGATTGGGTTAATAATAAAACAGTTACCAGCATTCCAGTATTGTTGTGGCAAATCATGAATGAATTGAATCAAATCTAGATAGGTCACGTTGTTAACCGCAGTACCGCCATTGGTGGTAATTTGGTCATAAGTTGCAATCTCATGTAAGCCGTCAGATGACGCGTAACCAGTTGTACCGAACTCAGCAACTGAAATAGTTCCGCCAGCATAAGAAGCATTTGCGCCACCATACTGATTTAAACCACGCAAGCCGTTAGTACCGCCAGTTGACGTTGTAGTAGTGCCAGCCTGATCATTGTTCAAGATCATTGACAAACCTTCTTGTTGCGAGAATTCTTGCAACATGTCATCTACAACGTTGGCTTCTAAACCATCAATATCATCTAGCGCGGCAGTACGAATTGGGAACTGCACGTTAATGTCTTGCATGTTTAATTGCCAAACAGTTGTGCCTTGAGTTGTTGCGCCGCCGTTGTTTTGAATTGCATAACCCCAAGCCGCACCAGCGTTGCCCGTTTTTGCTCTAAATTGATAGGTTGAACCATCAGTAGAAACATTACGTGAAACACCGCGCATTGGGTTCATTAAACGCAGTTTGTGGAATACAGGGTCATAAGCAGTACGACCACCGATGCCAGCACCAGAGCCAGTAAGAGTAGATGCTTCCGTCAAATATGCTTGATGCTCACTTTCGTCAGCCCACAATTTGATTTCGGTATGCAACTTAGTGCCACCTTGGTAAAAGCCTTTTAACTGCTCACGCACTTTACGATTCACGTCACCGCGAACTGTTTTGTGTGGTGCGCGAATAAACTCAGGCAACTGAATGGATGCAACTTTTGCTTCCAACGCAGTTACTTTATCTGCAAATTCTGCTTTAGCAGTTTCGACAGATGCAATAACTTCGGTTTTGATTTCTTCAATTTTGGATTCGTTTTGAGCGGCAATGCCGTCAATCTTTTCCAGTACTTTATCCATTGACATAGTATGTCCTTTATTTGATACGTTTAGAAAGTGCTTCTGCTAACTCGCGTGCTTCAAACACTGCAAGCAATGCATCGGCTTCATTTACCACCGCAACAGGCTCACCCTGTATTGGCGTTTCTTCCACAATCACTTTTGACGCATCACGCGTTTCCAAGATTTTGCGGAAAACCAAAGATGCGGTGGTCGCATCTTTCCTTGAGAAGCCCGCCTCACGCAAGGCTTTTTCAATATGTCGAGGGTTTAATTTTCCCTCTGCATCAAAGTATTCCAACTTCATTACTTCTGCGGATGGGTTGTTTGGATACATAACAACGCTAACCTCTTGCAGACCGCCTTTAGTGATTTGGAAATATGCCTCATCACTATCGTCTGGCTCACCATCTGCATTTACATACATTGCTTCTTCAGCGTATGCGCCAACAGAAACACCGCCAAACATTTTTGGTGACTCTTTAAGAATTTGATATAGATCATTACCGCCAACTGTGTTTGTGTAGAGTCGACCTTTAGCAGTCATACCATCTTCATCAAACATAAATTCATTCCATTCACCCATGGGCATTCCCATGTCGTTATGGTTTAAAAACATTGGTAGTGGTTTATCACCGCTTGCAAATTCTTTTGCCCAATCCATGAAACCTTCAGGTTGGTAATTAAATTTGCGACCATCTGCGCCTTCGCGTGCGCCCCAAGTTGTAACTCGCGCTTCAATTAATCCGCTTGGCTGGTCTGCCTCGTTTGCGTTTTCCCTCAACTGGATTTGTGCTTCGCAAATCAGGTTCAGATTTTTGTTCATTGATCACCCCATTATGAATAGATTGATTATCGTCTTGTATCTTGTGGGGCTTATCTATGTCGGGCAGTATAACCCGAGGTTTCTTAATTTGTGAAGTCAAATATGCAAGTGCTTTTTTTAACTGATTCATTAGGTTGTCCCTATGTTCATTTTTTTGGTCTGATTACCACCGCCACCGCCAGTATCTTGTGAACTGCTTCCGCTAATTGGTTCTGCTTGACCATTGCTTGCGCATAGTTCGTCTGCACCATCTAGCGTTGCCATATTCATATATATGCGTGCCTCATTGGGCGTCATAATACCGCCTTTTACGCCAGCCGTGACAAAATTCATTTGATCAAGTGCCGCGCCTTTTAAGAAATCCTTGGTATCAAAGCGAATACACAGATTAGGGTAACCACGGAAAAGATGCTGTTTTAACTTTTGCTCGATGTTAATAATTGTTGGGTACATCACAGTTTTATAAAACTCATCCAACATTGTTTGTGTATTATTAAACTTGCCGTCTGTAATACCTAGCATTGCTGGTGGCACGCCAAACAACCCGCATATGCGTTTCATTGTTTGCATTTTTAGATTTGCCGCGTCTGCATCTTGTAGCGTCAGCATCTTTACTGACTCGTATGTCATACCTTGATCTAGCAACATGCCTTGTCCCGCTTTGCTTGGATCAGTTGCGCGACCGCCTGTCATAGCGTTCCAAGTTTCTTTGATACGCGATGCAATCTCTTTATATTTTGCGTCTGGTATGACTTGATCAGTTTTAAATATGCCAGAGGGTTTAGCCCCGTTTTGCATAATAAAGTTGGCATATAAATCTATATCTTGATCAAGTGCTACTAATTCTGTTGCCAAAATCGCTTTGTTAAAGCCAGACGAACCTTGCCATGCCGCTTCTTTTATGTGCATTACTTGCCAATAATCAAGCGGTTGATCTTTGCTAAAGCCATAAGAAGGCGAACTTAAAACGTATTGGGGATAACGCGTACCAGACAAGCGTACTGTTACAAGCGTTGCATCTAGGTTATACATTTCTATTGGCGTTGCATTTATATCTTTTTGCTTGTCGCGCCACCAAAGCGTAAATGTCTCACCAGCCAAGTCTTGCCACATCATCCATTGATACCAAAACTCATATAGGCTTTGGAAATTATTTGGGTTGTATATTAGACTTTGAACTTGTTTTGCTTTTGCTTGATCGCGTTTGCCCACGCTTGGGTCTGAGCAAGCATCTACAAATGTTCCATCTGGTTGCTCTGCCATAACCTTGACCGAGCATTGCGCAAGTGATCGTGCCTTGATTCCTACGCATGACATGATTGTTGAATTGCGCGTGAGCATTGACATGTCGACCACGCGACCAGCAGTTGTCGTGCTTGCAGTTGTTACATATAGCAGTTGTTGTGACGGCTGATCTTTTTGTGTGCCAATGACAACCTGATTGCCTAATTGCAACTGCCCAAGTACAACGTTTGACTCTTTATTGACGTTAGTATTGCGCTTAAAAATATCTAATAAAGCCATAGAACCCCCGTATAGTTACACGGATACTAACCTAAAACGCACGAAATCCAAAACTACTTGATACATACGGATGGTCAAGTGAACAATGTGCCGCAATAATCATTGCAATTATTCCGTCAACTTTTGCAGACTTATCGGCTTCGTTCTTGCGCACCTTAATATTTCCGTTTACGTCTGTGTAGACTTCGCAGTTGCCTAGTTGCCAACCAACAAACGGGTTGCCGTCATGCTTAATTTGTTTGTTAAGAATTAATTTCTCTACATACTTGCTTGGGTTGTTCAAGACTGCCATGCCTTGACCTACCTTCTTTACGGGTAAACCCGCATCGTGCAAACGCGCTACTAAACTTGCCGCGTTGTATGCATCGTAACCAACTTCTTTAACGTCATACTTGTTACATATAATATTTAATATGTGATCGCTAATTTCACGATCATCCATGACGTTGCCTTCTGTAAGTTTCAAGATACCGCTTGCAATCGCTACTTGGAAAATATCTTGATAATGTTTTGGCACTAATTGCAAACTTTCCTCTGGCAAAAAGAATTGCCATTCTGCGTGATAGTCATTTTCCGCGTAGCGTTTTAGCGTGCAGACTGCGTTTAAATCTCGCGTTGCCGCCAAGTCAAAGCCCAAGAACACCGCCTCTGGCTCTTGCTCACGTGGCAATATCCAGCAAGACGGGTCATCCCAATTTGCTCGATCTAGCCATGCCGCATTAGCAGACACCCAAACGTTAAGAGTCTTACAAAGAAACTCGTTAAGTGCCGCTGGCTTGTGTTTGGCTTCCTCTGCGCGTGCAGTAATAGCATCTTCAAAAACGCTAATGCCGTGCATTGGGTTTGCCTTTGCCCAATTCTTTGGCTCTCGCCAATCATCTCCCAAGTCTAAGCCGTAGAGCAAACCAAACCATCGAGGATTGTCCGTTGCTTCGCCACGCAAGATAGATTGCACCATCGACAAATCTTCATAAAACTTTGTGTCTTTTGTAAACGATGCAGTTGTAATATATATACGCAACGGATTTTGCCGTGCCACCATACCAGAATGTAATACCTCGATAGAGTTGCGGTCGACAATTTGTGCCGCCTCATCGACAACTACGCAAGATGGATTCTTGCCGTCTCCAGATTTTTTTGTGTCGCGTGATAACGCTTTAAACATTGACTGCGTGTCACCGCGTTTTCCAATCGTGTATTTGCTTGGCGTAAACAAGTCTGCTAAATCTTTTGGCATTGCATCGATAAAGCCTTTTGCCGCATCAAACACAATCGTTGCTTGCTCTCGATTTGTTGCCAAAGTAAAAACCTCTGCGCCAGCCTCGCCACAAAGTAACTCATACAAAGTCAATACTGCCGTCAACGTTGATTTGCCAGCCTTGCGCGGGATAAATAGTATTACGTCTGTGACCATCCGTTTGGTCAAATCTTTTTTACTGCGAAAACCATAAACTGCGCAAAGCAAAAGAATTTGAAACGGCTCTAAAACAATTGGTTCACCCGCTTGGGGTCCCTTGGTGTGTACAAGCGTAGACGCAAACTGTAATACATGAATAGGAAATCTTTCGTCAAAGATGTATTCCCATTCTTTGTTTTCTATTTGATTTAAAAATCTTTGACACGCAAGTCTTACATCATTGCAAACGTCAATCTCGTTTTTGGCAACTGCGTGCGCGTATGCGATGCCGTCTTGCCAATTCATTGCGCCAAGGGTCCTCGCAAGAACTGCGCAACAGGACTATTTTCTTCCGACTTGCCAGCAGACAAGCGACTGCGCGGAGTAAGTCCTAACTCGTTCATGATTTGAATGATCAATGTCATAGTCTTGTTGCGCACAGTCAAATAGGGATTGGGTCCGATAGTCTGTCCATTATTAAACCGCGTGATGATGCCGTTGGATTTAATATTTTTTGTACACCTAATATATGTCTCTATGTGATCGGCAAGCATTGCAAGCGTATGCTTGTCTTGATCGTTGCCAATGCCGTATACGTCATACAAGAAGTTGGAAGTTTCTTCAATGAATTTGTCTTTGTCCCATGCGTCAGGGTTGTCGACCCACTCTGCTTTTGGAATGCGTTTCTTTAGGTTGTCGGGCATAGACGCGGGCATGCCTTTGCGCGGTGTTGTGCCATCAACCAAGTGCAGTTCGGGCGGTTTTTTATTCATGGTTGGGGATAATACCTTATGAACCCCCCTAACGTCAAATTACATTGCGTGTAATTGTG